AATCACAACAAGTGGATTAAGTGCAGGAGCAACAACTTTATCGACTACACAAATGCCTAGTCATACACATAGTGAAACTGGTTCAACTAGAGTTTGTTATGGTTTCAATGGTGCTTGTGGTAATAGTTATGTTCCAGCAGGTTCAACAACAGGTGCTACAGGTGGTGGTGGTTCTCATACTCATACTGTTACAGGTTCAGCAACTTCATCAGCAATTACTCTTAATGTTCAATATGCCAATATTATATTAGCAAGCAAAAATTGATTAAATTTAGTGTATAGTAGTATTATCTTTGATGTGATGCCAAAGGAAAAATTATGTTTGATTTACAATCTTTATTCTATTTCCCATCTGCTATTTATAAAATAAATAAGCCAGAATTTTTACCTGTTGCTAAAGAAGTTTCAGAAGATTATATTGCAAGGGTAAAAACAAAAGTTACATTTAATGAAATTTATCCAGTTTACATGACAGAACATTTTTTTGTTGATCAAAGAATGAATAAATTTTGTGAGTTTATTGCAATTACAGCTTGGGATATTTTGCAAGAACAAGGTTATCAAATGGATAATCAGCTTACTTATTTTACCGATATGTGGGCACAAGAACATCATAAACATTCACTTAATGAAGAACATATTCATGGTTATGGATCACAAATATCAGGATTTTATTTTTTAGAGTGCCCTGAAAATTGTTCTAAATTAATTATCCATGATCCTAAACCATCTAAAATTATTGTCGGTTTGCCTGAAAATGATATTAGTAAAGCAACTTTAGCTTCCAATAAAATAGCCATTACACCAGAGGTGGGACAATTAGTTTTTATTAACTCATGGTTAAATCACAGTTTTGATCGTCATGGATCTAATGAACTGTTTAAATTTATTCATTTTAATATCTCTGTAAAGACAAAATGAAATACTCTGTAGTTATACCTACTTACAATCTTTGCAATAAATATTTAAAACCATGTATTGATTCTATGATTCAATATACAGACATGGAAAATGTAGAATTGATTGTTTCTGCTAATGGGTGCGTAGACAATACAAGAGATTATTTAAACTATTTAAAAACAGCCATACCTAATTTAAAAGTAGCTTGGGATGATCAACCATTGGGTTTTCCAAAAGCTGTTAATGAAGGAATTAAATTAGCTACAACCAATAAAATTATTTTGTTAAACAATGATACTTTGTTATTACAGCAAGCTAAAAATGATTGGTTAAACTTTCTTGAAAAACCTTTTTTAGAAAACCCTAAATGTGGAATTACTTCTAGCCTTAAATTATTTTCTTCTGAAGCACAAAGACATTTTGCAGTATTTTTTTGTACCATGATTGATAGAAAGGTATTTAACAAAATTGGATTGTTAAATGAAGAATACGGAATGGGTTCTGGTGAAGATATGGAATTTTCCATAACAGCAGAAGAAGCTGGATTTGAAGTTATTCAATGTTTTCCCAATAAATTAGAAGGTCATCAATGGACAAGTCAATTTCCTATTTATCATATTGCTGAAGGCACAATGTTTGATGAATCTTTAGTACAAGGTTGGGATGAACATTTTAAAAAGAATACAAATTTAATAGCTAAAAAATTTGGTGATATTGATGTTAAAGAATCATTAAAATTTCTTTGTGAAAATGGCAGAGAAGCTACTGTTTTTTACAATGAAATCATTAAAAACAATGGTTATAACATTAGTAAAATTAGATTAAAAAATAAAGAAGTAATTGATATAGGTGCAAACATGGGAACATTTTCTTTGTTTGCTTCTAAACTAGGTGCAAATAAAGTTATTGCTGTAGAACCATCTACAAGAGTTTTAGATATATTTAAAACAAATATTGAAAAAGCAAATATTAATAACATTATACTTAAACACCATGCAGTTTCTCATGTAACTGGCAATGAATTAAAATTAGCTTTGCATGATGAATCAGGCTACAACAATACTTATGTTCAAAGTAATAATTATGAAACTGTTACCAGCATTACTTTAAAAGACATTTTGCAAGAATTAACTACTGATTCTATATTTTTAAAAATGGATTGTGAAGGTGCTGAATACGATATTTTATTAAATGCTGATAAAAAAGATATGGATAGAATATCTCATATAGCTATGGAAGTGCACTATGAAACACATCCAATACATAAAGGTATTCATTTAATTAATGAAAAATTAAAAGGGTTTGGATTTACTTTAATACATGAGGCACAAATAGGTTTTTGGGAAGGAATTAATCCTGATGGAACTTACATTAATTACAGAGATATTCCATTTAAACATCAGCATTGGATTAAGCAATGATTTTGTGTTCTGTAGCTACTAGAGGTAGATATGAAAGCACTTTACCTTTGGTTTTAGAAGCCATTATTAATCAAACAAAATTACCAGATAAATTGATTATTTGGGATGATAATGATAATGCTGAAGATGTTAGAGAAAAATTATTTTATAAATACTTTTTTCAACGATTAACTATTAAAGGTGTTCAATGGGAATGGAATTTTGCTCATAAAAAAGGTCAGCATCATATTCATCAAATGGCAAATACCAAAGGATATGATTGGGTTTGGCGAATAGATGATGATGCTATACCAGAGCCTAATGTATTGGAAACCCTTTCACTATATGCTTTTGAAGGCATTGGTGCTGTTGGTGGTGCAATTTTAACTCCACCATTACTTTATAATAATTCTGGCATAACAGGTAAAATTGATAACATTAACAATGAATCTAATATCCAATGGAATTTTATCAATGAAACAAAAGAAGTCGAACACCTACATTGTTCTTTTTTATATCGTGCTGGCATCTATGATTTTAATTTGGGGTTGTCTAGGGTAGCCCACAGAGAGGAAACTTTATTTACTTATGGTTTGCATCAAAAAGGTTATAAGATATTAGTTGTACCTAATGCAAACACATGGCATTTAAAAAATCCTACTGGTGGCATACGAAGTGAAACATCACAGGAAATGTATGACCATGATGAAAAAATATTTCAAAATTTTCTTCAGTTTAGGAATAATACAATTGTTGTTCTTAATTGTGGCATGGGAGATCATATTGTTTTTAAACATATTTTATCTAATGTCAAAAACCCACTTATTTTTTCTTGCTACCCTGAAATAATAGAAGGTAAATCAATAGCTGAAGCAGAACATCTTTTTGGCGATTTAGATCAATGGAACATTTATAAAAAAATGGAACAATGGAAATGGAAAGATAGTTTAGAAAATGCTTATAGAAAGTTGTATTTATGATTGTTATATCTCCTTACTCTAAAAAACTAAGGAATGGTAAAGAAAATCCCAAAAACTATCCATATTGGGAAGAATTAATTGCTTGGATACAAATCAATGTAGGTTTTGACATTGTTCAAGTAGGAGTTGAAGGAGAAACTAAACTTGTTGATGATTGCAGATTTAATTTGTCATTAATTGAACTAAGAAATTTAATTAAAAAATGTAATACATGGATTTCTTGCGATAGTATGTTTCAACATTTGGCTTGGTCTGAAGGAAAACAAGGAATAGTGTTATGGTCAGTATCAGATCCTTTAATTTATGGACATCCAGAAAACATTAATTTGTTAAAAAATAGGTCATATTTGGTACAAAATCAGTTTTTATGGTGGGATTCGTATGAATTTAACCCAGATGCTTTTGTAAAACCTAAAGAAGTGGTACACTTTTTGAAATAACTATTGGGGAATATCATGTTTCAGAAAATAGCTTCTTTATTAACAAGAAAAAAACCTGTACTAATTGAATCAAAAAAACCTATTATAAAAAAAGTAATTAAAGCATCATCAAAAACTATTGTTAAATCAACGGTTAAAACTGATCTACCAAAATCAACAGTTAAAAAAGTGTCTACTAGAGGTAAGTAATGGATATGGAAGCAATAATAATTGATACAGATAAACGATTAAATGCTCACGAACAAGTATGTGCTGAAAGATATAGTGGGATTTTAGATTCTTTTGAAAAGGGATCTAAGCGTATGCAAAGGATTGAATACCTTTTATATGCTGTAATTGCATCAGTATTTTTTGGTAAAGATATGATTTTAGATATTATTAAGACATTAATTAAATAATGGATTTATTAGACACCATTACTAAATTGTGGGCTATTGTTATAGGTTTTATAACTTTAGTAATTGTCTTAGCTAAAATGGATGTTCGTATTGGAGTATTGGAAGAAAAAATAAAAGCCTTATTTGATTTATGGAACAAAAAATAATGTCACTTGATCCCATTTCTGCGGCACTTGATTTAGGTACAACCTTAATTAACAAAATATTTCCTGATCCCACACAGGCATCAGAAGCAAAACTTAAATTATTAGAACTTCAGCAAAATGGTGAATTAGCCATTATGACTACTCAAACAGACATTAATAAAACAGAAGCCTCTAATGGATCTGTATTCGTATCTGGCTGGCGACCAGCTATAGGTTGGGTATGTGCCCTAGCTTTATGTTATCAATACTTGTTTAAACCACTAATCACTTGGGGCACTTCAGTAGCTGGATACAATTTACCACCAATGGTAGGACTTGATGACAATCTTTGGCAACTGATGATGGGTATGCTAGGCATGGGTGGATTAAGAACTTTTGAAAAGGTTCAAGGAGTTGCTTCTAAATGACCAAAGAAAAATTATCAACTTTTGTCACAATGATTGCAACTATTACATTATCAATTATATTATTAAGCATGGTTTTTGTTATGTTGGTTGGTTTATTTCACGACAATATAGATAACGCTAAAATATTTGAAGCTATAACTCCTGCATTTCAAACAATTGTAGGTGGATTTATTGGATTAATTACAGGCATAAAAATAGGTGAAAAAGAATGATTGAAAATTGGGATAAATCGTTTGATTTAGTAATTGCCCATGAAGGTGGATTTACCAATGATCAGCGTGATAAAGGTAATCACCTACCAGATGGTCGTGAAGGTTGCACCATGTGGGGTTGTACTCAAGCCAATTGGGAAACCTATATAGGTAAACAAGTAACTCAAGATGATATGAAAAAGTTATTACCTAATGATGTTAAGCCCTATTATAAAAAATTCTATTGGGATGCTTGTTCGTGCGATCAACTTCCTTCTGGAATGGACTATGCAGTATTTGATTTCGCTATTAATGCAGGAGTTGGCGGCAGTAAAAAAATGCTTCAAAGGGCATTGGGAGTAGTTGTTGATGGTGCAATTGGACAAAATACTTTAAAAGCTATTCAACAGTCTGATTGTAAAGAACTGTTGCAAAAGTTTAGTGATGCTAAAACAGCTTTTTATCAAAGTCTTGGTAATTTTAATGTTTATGGTAAAGGTTGGTTACAAAGGGTAGCAGATGTTCAAAAAGTGGCTTTAACAATGACATGAATGAAGATTTAAAAGAACAGACCAAAGAGCATTTTAATGGCTTTACTGGCTTTTGTTTATATTGCAATAATCCAATATCAAAAATTAAATTTTGTAGTCAAGAATGTGAAGAAGATTTTGAATTGGCTAGTAAAATTGGTTTAATTCGAGGTTTTAACAAGCATTAGCTTTTTACAGATTCTTGTTCAATTGCTTGACCAATATCAGATAGCCTTTGTAGTGCTAGTTCTTTTTTAACAAGCTCAAGCTCATCATTTAAACGATTAACTTCTAACATCAGCGTAGCAATGACTTTTTCAGTTTCATTTAATTCAATCATTTTTTTTTCCTGCATTGTTTAATTACTTCTTGAGGAACATCAATAGCTGTAGGATAAGTAGCTAATCGACAATCATATTTTATTGGTTGTTTGGTTAATTCAGTTAAAAAAATAACAAAACCACACATAACTGTTGCTATTAGAAATGATATGGTTTTCATTATTTTAATCAGCACTCTGTTTGCCATCCCAAATGTTTTCACAAGTGGTTTTTGTATAACCATAACCTGTACAATCTGCAATGTATTCATTTCTTTTACTTTGCTGATTATCTATTACAGCAACAGTTTTTGTTTCAACTTTTGTAATATCAGGCACATTGTTACAACTACAATGACAACCAAATAAAGAATATAAAACTAATAGTAAAAAGATATATTTCATATTAATATGGCTCACAAAATACATTAACAGGAACTAACATTTTTCCATGTTCAGTAGGAACTGATAGGTATTGAACATTAGGCTTCATTTTGCTTAAAATACATCTTTTGCTATTTTGTAATACTTCATTAGAATCCATTGCAACAGCCCCACTAAACCCTGATAACTTATAAACTGGTTCTGATGGTTTAACACTTGAGCAAGCTACTAAAAATATAATTGGCATCACGACAATTAATTTTTTCATTTTTTTCTACCTTTCTGTTCTAATGTTTGTTTTAAAAGAATCAATTCACCTTCTAATTGATCTGCATGATGTTTATACATTTTTGCTTGAGTTTTAATATCAACATTTTCCAAACGAACTTTTTGAAGATCAATTTTTAAATCTTGAATAACTCGATTTAAATACTGTATTCTGTTGTCATCCATAAAGTACCTTATAAAAAAATTGTAAAAAAATATTTTTGCTTTGTTTGTTTAATAAACACTTTTGCACATATAGCATATCTTTGTCATTTTCTACATAAGGTCTTGGTTGATAATTAAGACCAATTTTCACTTTGCCTGTATCGTATGGAATGTTCATTTTATTCTCCTTTGTTTACTTGTCTATAAGCCTTTATTGCTATTTTTAAATCTTCTTCCAATTGCTTAATGCGATCTTGTTGTTGTTTAATTAATTCTATCGATTCTTTAGCAAATTGCACCAAATTATTTTTACTCCATAATTCAAAATCTGTCACGGATTACGCGCCTCTTGTAAAAGTTCAATACGTTCTCTGGCCACGCGCAACGTGTTATACCGTTGATGTAGACGTTGCAAAATAGACAGACGTTTATCTTGTTTTCTTTCTTGCTCTAATAACTGAAATACTTCTGCTTCATCTAATGTGTTAAGAACATCATTTAACGCTCTCCAACTTAATGCTTTCACAGGCTTCTCCTTATTAGGTTTAATAATATGACGTAAAAAACTTTTTGACAATATCATTTTACTTTTTCCTTTAAATTATTAATTAACCGTTGCAATCTTGCAACATATTTATTTGCGGAGTTCGCTTGTCGTAACGCTATTTTTAATTCTTCTTGTGCCGCTTTTAGTTTAATGCTATATAATTCTTCGCGTTTCATTTCAGTTCCTCAAGTGCAATATCAGAAATGGCTTTTTTAGTATCTAAAGCCGCCCAAATTTTTTCGTCAATTGTTTTGTTAGTTAATAAGATATAACACCAAACCGCTTCTTTTTGACCGCCGCGGTGTAAGCGCCCAATAGTTTGTTCATATAATTCAAGGCTCCAAGGCAAAGATAAAAATACAATTTTGTTGCCGCCCATTTGAAGATTAAGACCATGCCCTGCGGATTTAGGATGCAATAACAATAATTCAATTTTGCCTTTGTTCCAACGCTCAATAGCTTTATTAGCGTCTAATGTTATTGCTTGAGGATAACGGCGTTTTAATTCAGCCAATTCTTCTTTGTAGTTATAAACAATGATAGTATTTGCCCGTTGGTTTTCTGCCAATAAATCTTCTAACAATTCAAACTTATGGTTAGAAAACCATATTGATTGTTGATCCGTAATAAATTGCCCGGGGGCATCAGGGTTGGCGTAACGCGTCGTGCTGTAGACAAACCCTGAACCCATTTGTTGTAGTTTTTGCGTTACTACCGCCGCGTTAGATGCAATCGCTTTCGCGTCAGGAAACTCCACTACAAAATCTTTTTTCATGCGTTCATACGGTTCACGATCTGGCAAATCGCAACGCATTTCAACTGTATGCAATGGCGGTAAGGTATCTTTGTAATCGCTCGATTCTAATAAAAAAGTAGCTGGCTTAATTTTTTGCATGACGGCTTCTAAAGAACCTATACGGGGTTCCCATTGTCCAAAATCGCGATTAATACATACAAAATATTGTTGTTGAAAAACGCCTTTACTGCGGCCTAACAATGACTGATCCACAATTTTGCATTGACCAAAAACATCTTCAAGGCCATTGCTAGTAAAACTGCCTGTCAATCCCCAACGTATTTTCATAGGCTCAATGATGGACAATAAAGATTTAAAACGTACACCTGATGGATTTTTTAATTTAGTTAATTCGTCAAAAATAATGCCGTCAAAATTTAACTGTTGTTTAACCAACCAAGGAATATTATCGTAATTAGTTACTACAATATCGGTTTTACTTTGCAAGGCTTCTAAGCGTTTTTTAGGATCGCCAACGGCCAAAGCCAAAGTCATATTTAACTTCCATTTAATTAGTTCTTGCGGCCACACATCGGTGCATACTCGTTTGGGCGCCAACACCAACCAACGCTTAACAATTTTGATGTTTAACATTTCTTGCATAGCCGTTAAAGATATTAGGGTTTTCCCTGCCCCTACAGATGCAAGAATCATAGCGCGATTGCGTTCGTATAAAAAATCAATGGCGTTTTCTTGATAATCTCTTAATTTCATATTGTTGCAATCCAATCATTAATTTCTTGTTTTGTTTTTAAAACAACGTATTTTTGTTGATATTGAATCATTTCGTTAGCAAAAATAATTTGTAACGGCGATCGAGCGCCAGTAGGACTTTTTAATTCTACAAACCATGTGCTACCGGGCAAACAAACAATACGATCAGCTACCCCGCGTTGGGAAATAGATCTAAACTTATAGGCTTTACCGCCTTTGCGTTCAACTACCCAAATTAAATATTGTTCTATTTCGCGTTCTCTCATAAGTGAAAATATAACACAAAAGTTTTTGACACAAATTATTTTTTGTGTGTATACTAATTGTTCAATAAAGTAAAAACTAAACTAAAGGATAAATTAATGGCAAATCATTCTTCAATCGTTGGCGGTTCCACCGCTTCCCGCGTTATTAAATGCCCCGGTTCTGTTGCTCTAGTAGCAAAGATGCCGCCTAAACCATCCAGCAAATATGCTGATGAAGGCACTCTTTTACATAATGTGATTGCGGAAATATTAGAAAAGCAAAAAATAGCTAAAGAAATGATTGGTACAAAATATAAAGGGCATACCCTTACACAAGAGTTACTTGATAGTAAAATTTATCCCGCGTTAGAAAAATTAAATGAAATTGATCCTAATTGTGAAATGGACTTTGCTGTTGAAACTCAAGTGCATTTTAGCGACTTATTGCCGGGTGTATTTGGTTCTGCCGATGTATTGGGAAAATTAAATCGCAGGGCTTTAGTGATTGATTGGAAGTTTGGGGATGGTGTTATTGTTGAAGCCGAAGAAAACTATCAAGGTATGTTTTATGCGGCGGCGGCCATGCACACACATGAAGTTAAATGGGTATTTGAAGATGTTGATGAAGTAGAAATTATTATTATTCAGCCCCCAATGATGAAGCGTTGGGTAACTTCTGTTGAACGAATTAAAGAATTTGAACAGGAATTAATGCTTGCAGTAAAAGAATCTGAAAAGCGTGATGCAAAAATAGAACAGGGTAGTCATTGTCGTTGGTGTGCGGCCAAGCCAGTATGTCCAGTAATGACAGGTGCCGTTGATCGCGCTATGAATACTCAACTCAAAGCGATTGACGCGAAACAGATTAGTGAATTTTTAAGTGTTGCTGATACATTAGAACAATGGATAACCGATTTACGAGCATTGGCGCATCAGTTGATAGAAGCTGATTTTGAAGTCCCCGGTTATAAATTAGTGGCTAAACGAGCTACAAGACAATGGGCTGATGAACAAGAGGTAGCAAAATGGGCTAGTGATTTAGATAGTAGCGTGATTTATGAGCGCAAATTAAGATCTCCAGCACAATTAGAAAAAGAATTAAAGAAGTATGGAAAAGAATTGCCGAAGGATTTAGTTGTATCGATTTCTTCTGGTAGTACGTTGGCATTGGAGAGTGATCCACGGCCAGCGGTTTTGCAAATCGGGAAGCAATTAAATGCCGCCCTTAATAAACTAAACTAAAGAAAGAAATAAAGATGAACACTTTAACAACATTTAAATCAGCAGGATTACCCGCAGTAAAAGATTTAGCAAGTGCATTAAAAGCCAATTTACCATCGATTGCAAGCGCTGGTAGTGTGATAATTAAAATGGACAAAACAGGTCATTGGGTGTTTGGTACTGATCAAACTGAAATTGAACCCGATTCTATTTGGGCAGTTAATCCATTTAGCTTTATTCATGGTTATATTGCGTGGGGTGATGGTGATGTATTAGGTGAGAAAATGGCACCTATTAGCCAGCCTATGCCTGAACTTGATGTAGCCCCGCCCGGCGCTAAAAAGGGTTGGGAAACACAAGTAGGTTTATCGATTAAATGTATGAATGGCGATGACAAAAATATGGAAGCGCGCTATACATCAACATCTGTTGGTGGCAAGCGCGCTATACAAACTCTTGGAGTTGCTATTGCACAACAAATTGATAAAGACCCATCCAAACCTGTTGCAGTAATTACTTTAGGTAAAGAGTTTTATACCCATAAATCTTATGGCCGTATTTACACGCCTATATTTAACATTATTGATTGGGTTTCAATGGATGCAGATAATTCTGCGCCAGTTTTAGAAATGGATGAGGAAGTTGAAGATGCTCCTGTTGCGCCTATTCGCCGTCGTAGATCAGCGGTTTAAAATATATGACGCTTTGGGTTGATTTTGAAACGCGTAGTAAATGCAATCTTTTAGAGAAAGGTGTTTACAATTACGCGCAAGACATGAGCACCGAAGTGTTATGTATGTCGTATGCGTTTGGCGATGAGGATGTTAAAACATGGCTTCCTCATCAGCCATTCCCGCAAAAAGTAAAAAATTATCAAGGTTTGATCTATGCTCATAATTCTGCCTTTGAACGGCTTATTTTTTGGTATGTATTAGGCATTAATTTTAAGTTGGAACAATTCTATTGCACAGCGGCGCAAGCTAGAGCCAATTGCGCTCCGGGTTCTTTAGAGGATGTTGGGCGTTTTGCTGGCGCATCGATGCAAAAAGATCATCGAGGTAATCAATTAATTCGTTTGCTATCGATTCCTAAACCTGACGGAACATTTAATAATGATCCCGAACTAATGAAAGAAATGGTTGAGTATTGCGAACAAGATGTTCGAGCAATGCGTGTAATTAGCGTCAATCAGCGGCGGTTATCGATTGAAGAACTGCAAGATTATCATATTAACGAACGCATTAATGATCGAGGCGTGTTAGTTGATGTGTCATTGGCGCAAGCCGCAATGCGCTACGCCGCGGCAGAGTTAGAAGAAATACAAAATTTAGTTGTTGAAATTACAGAAGGCGAAATTATTAGCGTAAGATCTCCAAAAATGCGCGAATGGGTACAAGCGCGTGTTGGACAACAGGCATTAAAGTTGATGGAATCTTATAAAGAAGGTCGTAAGAAATATTCTATCGATAAGAACGTCAGAGCCAATTTATTAATTATGGATGACGCCGATGAAGTGCCGCCTTATGTGGCCGACGTCATTCAATGTGCTGATGATCTATGGGCATCATCTGTGGCTAAGTTTGATCGCATGGTTAAACTGGCTGATGATGAGGATTGCCGAGTGCGTGGCGCATTTGTTTTCAATGGCGGTAGCGCAACAGGGCGCGCATCAAGTTTTGGTTTGCAAGTTCACAATTTTACGCGTAAGTGTGCTAAAGAACCTGAAGCCGTTAGACAAGCAATGATGTCCAACCAGTTGGTTGTACCAACTTACGGCAAGCGCGTAACAGATGTTTTAAAAGGTATGTTACGCCCCGCGTTATTACCCGCCAAAGGTAAATCTTTGGTTGTAGCGGATTGGGCGGCCATTGAAGCAAGAGCAAATCCTTGGTTATCCAATCAAGAATCGGCTAATGAAGTATTAAATGTATTTAGATCAGGGAAAGATATTTATGTTCGAGAAGCCGCTGGAATATTTCATTGCGATGAATCAGAAATTACTTCTGATCGTCGGCAGATTGGTAAAGTTGCTATATTATCTTGTGGCTACGGGGGTGGTATTGGTGCTTTTGGCGCTATGGGTAGGGGTTATGGTATTCATCTTCCTGAATCTGATGCTAAAAGAACTGTTGATGCGTGGCGTAGGGCTAATCCGTGGGCTGTTTATTATTGGCAAGAATTAGAAACCGCATATACAAGAGCGCTTAGAAATCCGGGCATAGAATTTACTGCGGGGCGCGTTACTTATTTGTTTGATGGTTTGCATCTTTGGTATTCATTACCATCAAGCCGTGTGCTATGCTATCCTTATGCCCGCTTAGATGAGGAAGGGGTATCTTATGCTAAAGCGGCTTGGAAACCCGCCGCCGACGCAACAGAATGGCCTCGCGCAAGATTATGGAAAGGTTTAGCTTGCGAAAATATTACTCAAGCGGTTGCCAATGATATATTGCGTCATTCATTACGTCAGTTAAATAATGTTGTACTTCATGTGCATGATGAAATCGTGATTGAAACTGATGATCCTGATAACGCCGCAGAAGAATTAGAACGGGTAATGTGTACGCCCCCAGCATGGGCTACCGATTTACCCTTAGATGTAGAAGTAAATGTAATGGGTCGTTACGGAAAGTAATATACTAATAAACCGAAAAGGTTTGAACCCGACAAAGATTCAAACCTTTTCTAACCACATTAAATAGAGGGATTAAATGGCTGGAAACAATAATATCACAACAATGGAATTTGTTGAATACTTACAAAAATTAGCGGTTGAGGGAGAAACTTTACTCGTCGTGCGTCAAAAGCCCGTTATTATTGATGGGGCGCAAGCAACTTACAGCGACGGCGCTTTAAAATACACATGGCCAGCTTATTTGCCGGAGCGTTTTAAACCGGGCGGCGCTTGGTACGGCAACACAGGTTCTTTTATCATTGACCGTTTTATGAATGGCCGTGTGGCCGCATCTGCCAGCAATTGCGAATATGTTGCGGTTATGGTTTTAGATGACATTGGTACTAAATCTAAAACCCCGCTTCTTGAACCAACATGGAAAATTGAAACATCTTCCAATAACTACCAATGGGGTTATGTTTTTGTTGAACAACCTACTAAGGGGGAGTTCTGTGCGGCTATTAAAGCTATCGCTAACGCGGGTTTTACTGATGGCGGCGCTATTAATGCGGTGCGTAACTTCCGCATCCCCGGTTCAATTAATTTTAAGCCCGGCAAAGAAAGTTTTGAATCTAAGCTGGTATTTTTTGAGCCTAATAACGAGTTTACACTTGATCAAATCTGCGGGGCTTTGGGCGTCAAGCCTGACATCGCTGATACTTCATCGATGCGAACTATTCATTTGGTAGACGATGGTAGTGATGACATTCTTAACTGGCTAAGTGATAACGCTTTATTATTAGAAAACGCCAACCAGTCAGGCTGGTACGGCGTAGTTTGTCCTAATTATGCTGAACATAGCGATGGCAATCCGATGGGGCGTTACCATCCTGTAAACCGCGCTTACTGTTGTTACCATGAGCATTGCACCAATTTTCATTCGCGTGACTTTTTGAATTGGGCGGCGTTGCAAGGCGCCCCGCAACATGAGCCGGGTGTTAGATCTGAGTTGCTTACCGAAGTTTTTAGCAATGCTTTGGCCAAAATCACGCCATCGCAAATGTTTTCCAGCATACCTTCTGAACTGTTGGCTGAAATCGAACGCAAGGAATTGGGGCGTATTGAGCGTCAGCATTGGTACGAGCATTTCGCGTATGTGCAAGATGATGACGCGTATTTTGATATAGTAGACAGGCGTGAGGTTTCACGCGGAACATTTAACGCTCTTTATCGACATATTTATTGCAAATCGGTGCATACAGGTCGTAAGGTAGAGGCCTCAGTTGCTTTTGACGAAGCTAGGCAAGCGCATGATTCCAAAGCGTTAGTAGGTTTAACTTACGCCGCGGGCGAAGCCGCTTTCGTTGGGCGTGAGGGTGATATGTACGGCAACCGCTGGGTAGATGCTAGGCCTGATTTGTCTAACGTACAAGTCGGTGACATTAATCATTGGTTTGAACTTGTCAATCTGTTGATTCCTGATGAAGATAGCCGCAACCATGTTTTTGATCTGATGGCTTTCAAGTTACAGAACCCCGCTATTAAGATTAACCATGCCGTGTTGCACGTTGGTGATGAGGGTTGTGGTAAAGACACCATGTGGGCGCCGTTCATTTGGTCGGTATGTGGTTCACGCTTGAAAAACCGTGGTTACATGGATAACGATACCATTGGTTCTCAATGGGGTTATGATCTGGAATCAGAAATTTTAATCATTAACGAACTTAAAGAGCCAGACGCCGCATCGCGTCGAGCACTTGCCAATAAACTCAAGCCAATTATCGCCGCGCCACCAGAGATGCTTAACATTAATCGTAAGGGTTTACACCCATATCAAATGGCCAACCGCGTGTTCGTGCTGGCATTTTCCAATGAACAAATTCCGATTACTTTAGCTTCACAAGACCGCCGTTGGTTTTGTTTAACATCCAATGCCGCGCGCATGAGTGATGATGCGGGTAAAATGATGTGGGATTGGTATAACGCTGGGGGTTTTGCTCAAGTGGCCGCATGGTTGAAGGCGCGCGATGTAAGCCAGTTTAATCCGGGTGCCACGCCAGAGATGACCGAGTTTAAGATGAATCTCATTGAGCATGGGCGTTCAATGGCAGAATCATATATCGTTGAATTGCTTAAAGCTCGACGTGGGGAATTTGCGCGGGGGATTATTGGTAGTCCGTTCCATGCCGTATGTGATCGCGTCGCGGCATTAGTGCCAGCCAACGTCAAGGTACCGCAAGCCGCTTTGCTCCATGCTTTGAAAGAAGCGGGTTGGGTAGATTGTGGCCGTATTGCATCGATTGATTACCCAAATAAGAAGCATATCTTTGCCGCGCCTGATGCGATTGAAGGTATGACTAAATCAGAAATCCGCAGGGTAGTTGAAGCCACACAAGAACCTAGAGCCGTATTACTTGACATAAAAAGGAAAACCGCGTAACCCAAACGCTTGGGTAATGTGATAGCATAACCATTAACCCAAACGCTTAGGTTATGTAAATTAAGGAAATTAATGATGACAACTCCAAAACGAAATGATTCAGGTGGATTGAAATACACAGAACTATCATCTGCGGGTAAAACTTTAGGGCAAAAAGGTGGTAAATCTACATCGCCCGCTAAAGAAACCGCATCTCGTACTAACGGGGGTTTAGGTGGCCGGCCAACTAAACGATGATTATTCAAAACTTAATACTGACTGGATTAAGTTTTATTATCGTTGGTTATGTATTAATATTATTTGCATCATTTTTTTAATTATTTGGTTTGGTGTATTTTTCTTTTGTTTTTTTAATTTTTAAACCCTAAACAATTTTTTTGTCGTTTTTTTTTGTTGTTTTGCATTTTTTCATAAAATGTTGCGGTGCATCATAGGGTAAACCCTTAGATTTTCATTTTTTTCTTTAAAATCAAATACTTGCGCCCTATTTTTAAAGTATTTTCGAGGAAAACTCTTTTTTTTCTTTAAAATCAATACTTTACGGGCTTTTTTGAGGTTTTTTAAAAACTTAAAAACCCCCGCTATTTTGCTTTTTTGCTTTAAAATCATAGGTTTACGGGCTTAGGGCTTACGGGTTAGAAAATAGGTATAGCCGCCGCCGTAACTTTAGGCCGCCGCCCGTATGTGTGGGGGCGCGGCGTTGCGTATAGGCGCGATAATACCCGCTTAAATAGCGCCCGTTTTAATCTAGCGCGGGCGCTATTCTCGCAAAAACCCCGCGGCGGCCTCATTATCTAGCGCCCGCGATTTTTGCGACAATAGCCCGTTATTAAGCGCCGCTTTTTTAGGCGGGGGGCTTAATGCTATTAGATAAAAAAGCCGCCCTTTAAGGGCGGCCTATTATTTTAATTCATGGTTTTATGTTTTCTCTATAATGTAAATAATAGATAAACCCTCAAAAACGCGGCTTAAATAGGCCACGGCCTCGTTGTAACTATCAAACGCTAAAGAATTAAAATATTCGCTTTTATAATATATTTTCCACTTCAAAATAAAACGCGCTTTTTTATCAACCATTTTTAAAACCCTCTCTTAATTAACTGATAACCAAAAATTATTATTAAGCGCCGCGATTCTCTCACGCGCGGCCGATACTTCGCGCTTATAATCGCGCAATTTGTGAATTAAAACGCCGCAAATTAAGGGTTTTATATCGCCCGTTTGCCGTTGCGCCCGTATGTCTTGAATTAAACGCCGCGCCGCGTTTTTGGCCTCGTTTATATCCTCGCGTAATTGATCAATATCATTTTGCGCGGTGTCGCGGGCGTCGTATTCTCTCGCGCTCTCGGCCTCGCGCTCGGCGTGATAATCGGCGCTATTAGCCGCCGCCCGTATTGCGTCGCTGTGATCGCTTGCGCCCTTATTTACGCGCTCGCGATCGTTAAAATAAAGTTTAACGCCGTCATAACTATCCGAAAATGTTACGGGTAAATAATCCACGCCGCGCGAATGTCTTAATTTAATTACGCCGCCCGTTATTACATCATGGCCGAAATTATCGGCAAAATATCCCTTATGACTTAAACGCATATAATCCCCCGCCGCGCCTATATATTGGCCAATAACTTCTAAACTATCGGCGTATATAAGCCCGTTTTCTTTAATAGTAAATTGCGCGTCGTTTTTCCTATACCCACTCATAAGGCCATATCGACAATCACGCCAATTTTTGCAATATTCGTTTTTTGATTCGCTTGCGCGTTTTTTGTAAATACTTAAACGATGCGCCGCCCTCATATACTGATTATTCATTTTTAAACCCTCTAATTGTTTAAAATCGGGCAAAATTACCCGCCAAAAAACCCCGCAAGCGCGGGGCGTTTTAACTGATAATTTTTAATCGGCCGCGTTTAAATCAATTAGCCATGAGGCGGGGATAGAATCGAGCGCCGTAACTTCTAACCCGTCATATTTAAAGCGAATAACGCCAATCGAAAACTCTTGACCGTTACCTAATGAATAGGGAAGCGCGATTCTATACGGCGTATTTTTTAATCTAACAGAGCGCGGCGTAATGTTTTGTTTAGTTAAATACTTGCTATTTTTTCTCATGTTTTAATATCCTAGTATAAAATTGTTTTTAATACGATCATTACACGCGTTTTTGATGTCGCGTATAATTTGCGTTTTTGTATAAAAAATATACGAGCGCTTAAAATAATCGCCGTTATCATGTAACGCGCTCGCTACAATGGCCGCGGGCGTGTAATCTAAAGTTATTAAATATTTTTTATAATTAAAATAATCATTATTCATTTTTTAATCTCGCCCCTCATTTAATAAATTGAATTCGTTTAATAATTCGGCTTCAGTCATATTAGATAAACCCTTAAATCCAAATAAAATAAAATCATACAAGGTATTGTCGTTATAAGCGCTATCATTTTGACAATTTTCTAGCGTCATATTTAATACGTTATCCCGTAAATTTTCTATTGTTTTCATTTTTTATATTACCTTTAAAGATATGTATTGATTATGATATTCATCAAAATATTGCGTAAAAATACAGATAGCGGCGCCTTTAATATCGTGACGCGTTAAATCGCCGTAATCCATAACTTTTTTTAAGCGGCCTTGATAGCCTTTATATTTACTAAATTTAATAATAGCCCCGCGAATTGTCGCGGCCTTTATTTTATAGCGGTGAACCCATGAATAATTAGCTTCCCCGCCGTATGTATCCGTTATTTCAATAAAAAAGTAGTTATTCATTTGTATATTCTCTCAATAAAATCAATTTTTAAAAATTCTACTTGCGCCGCATATAGATTAGAATTACGCGTTAAATAGCGGCGCGCGGCGGCTTCAGGGCTCTCATCCGTAAAAAATAGCTCGTTAGCCTCTCGTATACAATTAAGCGTTTTATCTATATAGCTAAAAAAAACCGTTCCAGCGGCTTGTGGGGTTTTTATATCGCTCGCCGTATAATTTATTTCAAAAAACCCCGTTTTGTTGCCGTTAGAATCATATATTGCGCCGCTATTTGCGCCGCCTGATATTTTCCTAATAACGGCGCTCAAATTGGCCTCAATTTCAAGCGCGCGCCCGTCGCCCTCATAAGCCGCGTTATCTAGCATAAGTTTTATATCTAATTGCATTTTTTCCCCTTTATTTCAAAAATTGTATTTGCGGCGTTTTTTAATTGTTTTTTTAACTCTATATTTTCGTTTTTAAGCGCGTTAAATTTAATTTGTAACTCAATAAATTTTTGCGCTATTGCTATTTTTTGACTATCCATTTTTAAGCCCCTCTCAATAATCAGTATTAAAAAAACCGTTAATTAAACAATCCCCCGCGGCCTTACCTAATGCGTTTAATTGATCTTGATCATAAGGCGCGCCCTCGATCGGATCTGTAAAGCCGTCGCCGTCGCGATAATCTAAACTCACGCCGTTTATATCAAAAAAACAGTAATTATCAAATAAAGCGTAGGGCTCGCAAAATTCAACAAATTTAAAAAGTTTTGCATCTGTATAGCCGCCGCGAATATCGGCGCCCCCGTGTATTTGTAGTAAAACGTAAAAATCCCCGTTATTTTCTAAAATATGGCCTTGAATATCTTGCGACAAATTAGAATCAAAATTATACGAATTAAAGCCGCCTTTAAAATAATTGCGCGATTCTATAAACCCGTTATCATTTAGCCAATTTTCCCCCGCCTCGCTAACGCCGTAATAGCCGCCGCGCCAATCATCGACGGGTAACGCGTTAAATGTGTTACATAATTTAGTTAAACGTAAACACGCGTTTAATTTATGGTATAAACTAACGCCCACAATAAAATCATAACTTTTAAGGCCGTTATATACGCCGCTTGATATATCAAGATAGGCGGGCGCCTCGCTCTCAAAATCGGCCATTGTTTTATTGGCGTTGCGTTGCCACGCGCGGCCGCTATCGCCGCCGCTATCTAAAAAATGAATACCTGTATTTTCTGTTAATAGTGCATAAATTGTATTTTTTAATTTATCGCTCATTTTTTATTTTCCTTTAATGTTTAGTAAATGGTAATTTTGCCGTTATAGCGGCGGGCAAATAATTGCGCGGCCGTTTTATCTGTAAATCGAATACTATATTTTTCGCCTTGAATTGAATAATGAACGATATACATTAGGCCGCCCCTCTCTCAATAAATTCTAACGCCTCAATAATGCAAGAATCGGCGCATGATAGCGCGTTAATTATTGCGCTATTTTTCCATGAAGCGCCATAATCGTTGTATAGATCACTAATGAGCGCTTGCGCTAAAGTTAATTTTTGAATATCGCTTAATTGTTCGCTATTGGTTAGCGCGTTATTATATGCACAATACGCAAGCCCATGCGCCGCTATCTCTTGAAATAAAGACATAATTAAAAACCCCCCGTTTTATAAATATAAACAAGCGCAAGCCCCGCGCCTACAATTAGCATAAATAACCCGCCTAAAATGTAATCTTTAAAATTAGTTTTTTTCACGTTTTTATATCCTTTAAGTTAAATTGTCACGGCCTTATTGTTGCGCCGTTATTAGTAATGTAAACGATTGTTTTACAGTTAGCAAGCGTTTTTTACAAATAATTGTTAAATTGTCATTTTTATTTTTGTTTTGTTGCTAAAAAATCATAGGTTTTTTATTGTCACGGGTTTAACAATTTTAGGGCTTTTTGGCGTATTGGTTAAATTGTTAAAAAAGTTTACGAATTTAATAAAAAACAAAAGTTTTAAAATTGTCAAAATAGGGCGCTTATTGTTATTTTTTTGGGTTATGAATTTAAACGGTGTGACAATGAGCGCGGCCTCATAGCATACAGAAAAGCGGGGCTATTGGTTAAATTGTTAATGAGTTAATAGTAAGAATTTTTAAAATTGAATACTGTATATATATACAGTAGTTTATATAGTGTAATTATAGCGCTAAATAAATCGCGCGTGACAATTTGCCTATATGACAATTCATAGGGCGGCGCTTTTTGGCCATTGTAAAGGGCTAATAGATAGGGGGCTAATAGATAGGGGGCTAATGAATTTTAGTAATTTTTTATCCCCGCCCCCCATGCTTTTAATTTTAAAGCCCCGCGCTATAACTTATTAGCCCTCAATTTTTAGCCCGTGACAATATGACAATATGATCAATACCTAAAAGCCGCTTGATAGGGCGCGCGCCTAATACGCTAAGTTATTGATTTTATTAGCTTTTAGGGTTTACGGCGGGGCTTTTTGATTTTTGCTTTTTGCTTGCGGGCGGGCGGCTTGCGGCTAAAAGCCTCTAAGTATTTGATTTTAAAAGATTTTTTCACCTATCAAAAAAAATGAGCCTCTCCACCCTCTTTCCCCCCACCACGCCGCACGGCTATATGCTTTTTTGTACCTAGCTATCAGATAAAAGCCATACAAAAAAAGCCAAAAAAAATTTTTTTTTTAAATATAGTGTAAAAAATTCCTTTACATTTTAGCCTTATATTTGTGTTTTTTAGGCGTTATGCTAATATCGTATTTATTTGTTAGATAACGGGAAGTTTTTATGACTACAAAACAGCGTTTTTCACCCGACCCATTATTTTACTCGATTGACTTTAAAGCCAAAAAAATAACGGCTACGGAAGAAGATTTAACGCGTATTTACGATAGCGCCTATCGAGGTCTAAAGGGGGATACTTTAGCCCTATCTTCTGGGTACTTACCGACAGATTTTGCTATTTTGTGCGCCGCTGATGACCGCGCGGCCAATATGATTACTTACGCGCGCGCGGTAAATGAAGCAGAAATTAGTGGCGCCCTGATGAATAATGCGTTAAATGGCGATACCAAAGCAGCGGCCACTATTTTGACACATTTACATGGCTGGAAACCCGCTAAACCCGACGGCGATAGTTCGCAAGATATTCGCATTATTGTTGAAAATGCTTTGCCGGAACCTAAAATTATCTAATGTCAGAAAATATCAAACGGGTAGTATTACCCGTTTTACATACTGGGCAAGAAGCATTATTTAATCAGCAAAATCGATTAAATGTCACCCGTTGCGGTAGGCGTTGGGGTAAAACTCGTTTTTTAGAGTGGTTAGCGGCTAAAAATGCTTGCAATCAAAAGTCGATTGGCATTTTTGCACCAGAACATAAACAGTTAGCTGAGCCGTGGGATCATCTGCGCGATATGCTAGATCCCGTGATAAAAACTGCTAATCGTAATGATGGCACAATGAAATTAGTTGGCGGCGGGAAGATTGACTTTTGGACATTGAATGATAATGAGTTAGCTGGCCGCGGCCGTGAATATGACATGGTGCTGATTGATGAAGCGGGGTTTACTAAATCCCCGCAGATGAAAGAAGAAATTTGGTTCAAATCCATTAAGCCAACAATGCTCACAACCCGCGGGATTGCGTGGGTGTTTTCGACACCAAATGGCGTGGATCCCGACAATTTCTTTTATGCGGCTTGCAACCAAGAAGAACTGGGATTTAGTTCTTTTCATGCGCCAACCAGCACTAATCCGTATGTACCGCTTGATGAATTAGAACGTGAACGTGTACGCAATCACCCGTTAGTTTTTAGGCAAGAGTATTTAGCAGAATTTGTTGATTGGTCAGGCGTAGCATTTTTCTCTGTCGATAAATTATTGGTTAATCACCAACCCGTGCCCTACCCCACACGGTGCGATTCAGTATTTGCAGTAATGGATTGCGCCGTTAAAGGCGGTAGAGAGCATGATGGAACCGCCATCGTGTATTGTGCGTACAACGAAATGTTAGGGATACCGCTGACGATAATAGATTGGGATATTATCCAGATTGATGGCGCCCTACTGGAAAAATATATGCCTAGCGTTTTTGCGCGTTTGGAAGAATTTGCTAAAATGTTTAAGGCTAGATATGGCGTGGCGGGGACATTTATTGAAGATGCGGCGGCCGGGACAATACTATTACAACAAGGCCGCAGTCGCGGGTGGAATGTACATGAGATTGATAGCAAATTAACGCAAATGGGTAAAGATGAGCGCGCCATTGATGTATCAGGATACTATCACCAAGAAAAAATCAAAATAAGTGAGTTTGCGTATGATAAAACAGTTAATTTTAAAGGTTCTTCGCGTAATCACTTGCTAAATCAGTTGGCATCGTTCAGAATTGGGGATAAAGACGCTCACAAACGGGCTGATGATTTACTAGATGCGGTGGTATATAGTATCGCTATCGGCGTTGGAAATAAACTAGGATTTTAAAGGTCAATTATGTCTGATATATCAATCAATAATTCGTCGGTGCCTTCTGAATTAATGCAGTTCTTAAACTCGCAAACGATTGAGCCGGGGACAGCGGCGGGCTATGAATTATGTAAAGTTATTTGGGAATACCATCCATTAGGCGGCAAGTTAATTGAAAAACCCATTACTTTAGCGTTATCTAAACCAAGAAATGTTCACATCGACGCCCAGCCAAAAGAAATGTTGATTGATGCGTTTGAAAAAGAATGGGATTCATTAGGCGCAACGAACCACATTCGCGACGTAACGTATCTGAAAAGAGTATATGGCGCGGCGGCCATCGTCGTTGGCGCTGACAATATACCAACAACGGATTATATTGATCCTTGGCAGTTACCCTATTTAAATCTTTACTTTAACCAACTTGATCCGTTAAATACGGCGGGATCGATTGTTACCAATCAAAACCCTAATGCCCCTGATTTTCAAAAACCCCTACCCTATGTAACTGCCGCGGGGCAACCGTATCACCCCAGTAGATCCGTCGTTGTGTTTAATAACACGCCAATTTATTTAAGTTTTCAATCGTCATCTTTTGGTTTTACTGGCCGATCAGTTTTTCAACGGGCTGTATATCCGCTTAAATCCTTTGTTCAATCCATGATTACTGATGATATGGTGACAATGAAAGCCGGGCTATTAATTGTTAAACAGAAACAAGCTGGGTCAATTGTCAATCGGGCAATGCAAATTGCATCGGGTATTAAACGTACATATCTACAACAAGGTGCTACAGGTAATGTTTTAAGTATCGATGTAGATGAAGATATTGAATCTGTAGACTTAAAAAATACAGATACAGCAATGACAACTGCTAGAGATAATATTATCGCTAATATAGCGGCGGCGGCAGATGTTCCAGCTATGTTAATTAAAGATGAAGCCTTCGCTAATGGATTTGGTGAAGGTACAGAAGATAGTAAAGCTATTGTGCAATATGTTGAAGGTATAAGAGCCGACATGAGCACTTTGTTTGATTTTTTTGACAATATAGTACAGCACAGAGCGTGGAACAGGGAGTTTTTTGAATCCGTTAAGACTGCTTACCCTGACAAATATGCCAATATGACTTATGAAGAAGCGTTTTATAGTTGGAGAGATGCTTTTAAACCCAGTTGGCAGAGTTTAATGGAAGAACCTGTTTCTGAGCGCGTAAAAACGGATGAAGTCAAACTTAAAGGTATGACTGAAATGTTGAGAACACTTTTACCTGTTATCGACCCTGAAAATAGAGCCAGAGCAATTCAATGGGCACAAGATAATTTGGCAGAAATGCCAGATATGTTTAAAAGTTCAATGCAATTAGATATAGAAGCCATAGCTGAGTATGAGCCACCTACACCTTTAACCGCGCCAACTGAGCCACCATCTAAGGATTAAACGTGACTTTCTATGAGGTAGTCACCGCCGCCATCGCCGATTTTATGCAGTATGGCTTTGACAATCAAAAAAGACTTGATTTTTGGATAGAAAAGTTACGCGAAGCGGCTGTAAAATCATTAATTACAGAAAAAGAGATGCAAAAAGAAATTGAGCGCTCTTTAAGCCAAGTATATTCTCGCTTAGTGACTAAAGGCGGTTTGTTAAATGCGAATGTTTCTAAGTTTACGTTAGACAAATTAAAACCTAAGTTACGCGCTGAATTAGATAGGCGCATTATGGCTTCAGCCAATTTAATTAAGTATAACCGCGAAGAAACAATTAGTAATACATTAAGACGTTTCGCTGGTTGGGCTACTAGTATTCCTATCGGCGGTACAGATATTGTCGATAAGAAAAAAGAAAAGAAAAATATACGCAAAGATTTGGCCACGATAGATTTTAAAGAGCGTCGAGTTATTATTGACCAAACCCATAAATTAATTAATAATATTAACGAACTTGTGGCAACTGATAATGGAGCAATTGCTGGGAAATGGCATAGCCATTGGAAACAACTGAACTATGATTATCGTGAAGATCATAAGGAAAGAGATGAAAAAATTTATGTTGTTCGTGGATCTTGGGCTGATAAACAAGGATATTTAAATCATCCTTATGGATATACAGATCAAATTACTCAACCCGGTGAAGAAGTTTATTGTCGATGTAATTATGTGTATTTGTATAATTTAAAACAATGCAAAGATATTTTGACAAAAAAAGGTGAATTAGCATTACAATCAATAAAAATTAAGTAGGGTATTTTTTATGCCATTTGAATCAGAAGCCCAAAGAAAAGCTATGTATGCCTCTGCAAGTGGCAAGGGTAATATTGGCATCCCTAAAGAAGTGGCTAAAAAATTCATTAAACATTCAACTGATGAAATCCCAAAAGAACCTACAGTTTTATCAACTCCAGAATTTATAGAAGATGAAAGTTCAGATTTAACTGAAGCTAGACATCAATTAGATTCTATTCAATATGAAATAAAAGCTATTGCTCAAAAAATCCTTGCTTACAAAGGTGATGGGTTAATGCAAAAAGTTCAAGAATTACATTCTAAAGATAAAGAAATTGTTGCTAGATTAGGTCAATCAACTGAAGCAGTTCCCAGACATGAAGATGATTCTGAAGCATGGGAAACCAAAGAAGGCAAAAATAAAAATGGTGGATTAAATGCTAAAGGTCGTGCTTCTTATAATAAAGAACATGGGGCACATTTAAAAGCACCCCAACCTGAAGGTGGATCAAGAAAAGCATCTTTTTGTGCCAGAATGAAAGGCATGAAAGAAAAGCTAACATCTTCTGCAACAGCCCATGATCCTGATTCAAGAATCAATAAATCTTTAAGAAAATGGAAATGTGATAGTGATTCAATTAAAGAAGATATTGGTAAAATTTGTGATTCAATATTAGATTATGCACAATCTATTCCAGATGAAGATCCCTGTTGGCAAGGTTTTACTCAATATGGGATGAAAGAAAAAAATGGTAAACAAGTTCCAAATTGTGTACCTGATGATGGCAAAAAACAGATTAATGGCAATGTTGCTATTTATGATCGACCAGATGCTTTAGTTCCTGAAAAACCACAAGTAGTTATGCCAATAGAAAAAGATGCTGGAAAATTTGGTAGATCATCAGGCATTTTATTCTTAACTTCTGATAATCAAACTTTAATGATTCGCAGGGGTGATGGTGGGGATTACCCTTATACATGGTGTGTACCCGGTGGTCATCAAAATCCTGAAGATAAAGATTTAGAGGAATGTGCTCGTAGAGAATGTTTTGAAGAAACAGGAATTGATTACAAAGGCAAATTAGAAGTATTACACGATGATGGACAATTCTGTACCTATATTGCTAGAAATGTTAAAAAAGAAGATGTTACATTAAATTATGAATCTTCTGGATATGATTGGGCTGATATTCATTGTCCACCATTACCATTGCACCCCGGTCTTGAAATAGCATTAAAAGTTGCTTCTGCTAAAACAGAAATGGATATTGCAGAATTGATTAAATGCGACATCTTGTCAAGTCCACAAATGTATGCGAATATCGGATTATTCGCAATTCGCATTACTGGAACAGGTTTAGCTTATAGATCTTCTATTAATGAATATGTATGGAGAGATTCATCTTTATATTTAAATGATGAGTTTTTAAAAAGATGTAATGGTTTGATGGTCATTATGGATCATCCTGAATCTGCTGTATTAACTCCAAAAGAGTTTAAAGATAGAGTAGTAGGAAGTATTATGTTGCCTTATATTAAAGGTGATGAGATTTGGGGAATTGCTAAAATTTACGATCAAGACGCAATTGATGAAATTTGCGAAGGTGAAATAAGCACATCCCCTTCAGTAGTATTTGACAATACTGCTGGAAACACTACACTAACAACTGAGAATGGTGATCCACTCTTAATTGAAGGTGTTCCATTTCTTTTAGATCATATAGCTATTGTTACAAAAGCTAGAGGATCTAAGGGAGTATGGGATAAGGGTGGCGAAGCCACAGGAGTTTTATTAACTAACCCAGAGGTATCTGATATGACAGAAAATAGAAATGATCCAAAGGCAGATGCCAATGGTGACAAACTTGATGCCATTTTATCGGCTCTCAGCAATCTTGCTGTACGAGTTGATGCGATGGAAAAAGATTTACCAGCACCACCATTAGTGACTGCGGCTGATAAAAAAGCCAAACGCAAAGATGATGACGATGATGCAATGTGCGATGATGATGATGAAGAATCTGAATCTGAAGCCAAAGAAATGATGGAAAGAAAAGCTGACAAAAAGCGTAAAGATGATGATGACGATTCTAAGCATCGTAAAGATGCGAAAAAACGCAAAGATGCTGAAGGATCTGATCCTAAAGAACATGGCAAAGCTGGTGAAATGAAGCCTGATGATGAAGGTGAAGTAGAACATCCGGGTCATATCAAGTTCAAAAAAGATGATGATGAGGAAGAAGAAACCAAGATGGATGATGATGACGAAATGGCAATGAAAAAAGATGAAGAAGAAGCTAAGATGGCTGATGCACAAGCCAAAGCTGATTCAGTTCTTTCAGCCTTTGGTAAATCAGCATCTCGCCCATTACAAGGTGAAGGTTTAATGTCTTATCGTAAAAGATTGTTAAGAGGTCTACAAGCCTATTCTGATGCTTATAAAGATGTAAATCTTGTTAAGGAAATCAAGGGTGAAAAGATGCTTTCTATTGCTGAAAAGCAAATCTTTAATGATGCTTTAGTAGCCGCTAAATCGCCTACTATGTATGCTAATGATTCAGAGTATGAAATCCATGAAAGAGATAGATCAGGTCGTACTATCACTAAATTCAAAGGTGGTTTTGGATGGCTTGATGCTTTCAAAGTTCCATCATTGAGAGCCAAGGAGTTCAACCTCAACCCTAACAACAAACGATAAGGATTAAATTATGTCAGCACTTATTTCATTAAATCCTATGCTAACAACCAATGCACAAGGTTTGTTTAATACAAACTCGCAAGGTTATACGCAAGGTGATGCACAAGACGATCCAGCAATTAAGTTTCAATTAGCTGGTGGTGTTCTTTCAACATCTGCTTCTACTCCAATTTGGGGCGGTGTTCCAATTCAGGAATTTTCTGCTATTGGTCAATATGGAAAAGGCACTTTGTCTGGAAATGTTCAACCCGGTACTAATACACTAGGTTCTTCTGTTTCTCAAGCAACTGCTGGAAATGCTCCAACTGGTATTGCAGTTTATAACCAAGCATACGCTGGTATCACTACTCCACAGAGTAATGCACCTTTGTATAGCCCCGGTATGTCTGTTAATTTCTATCGTTTTGGTAGTGGAGCAAGGATTCCATTAGTTTTAGATCCATCTTCCATTGGCATTGATGGTGAAATTATTACTACAGTTGTATATTACAACTATACAAGTGGCTGGGTTACAACAAGTAATCCGGGTGCTGGTCAAGTAGCTTTCCCTGTAAAAGTGATTGCTGTTAGCACTAGTGGTAATAAAACGGTTTCCTATGATGGTATGACAAATACTGCCAATTGGATTTATGATCAATATGTGGCTCTTTGCCTAATTTAATAAAGGAACTTTACTATGTCAGGCTTCGCACCCTCATTTGTAACAGCCAATCCGCACTATATGATGCCTGAACTGATTATGCAGTACAGTTTAGCTTCAGGTGCTTTTACAACCCTTGCAACAGAAAACCCAATGCCTAGACTTGGTGAAGCTGATTTGTATGTGTACGCTAAAAAAGTACAACTTACAACTCAAGTTCAAGCTAACCAATCTCAGTTTAATCAGTTACCTTCTGCATCAGTTATTCCTAGCATGATTAGTACAGCAACTTATCGCTTACAAACTCGTGCTCAGTATGATAACTTTGATGAAGCGGCTACTGGTGCTTGGGGTTATGCACTTCCACAAGCCATGAGATTAGCGGCTCGTCAAGGTATTGCACAACAATTGCGTAATGCTTTGTTATATGGTTACAATCCTAGCAATGGTGAAGGACTGTTAAATACTAATGGTATTACTACCTCTACTTTAGGTATGGATACTAATGGTAATACAGGCTATTCAACATGGGATTCTGGTCAATTAGCCCAGTATATGCTCAATATGATTGGTACTTTAAAGACTAATACTTTGCAAATTGGACAACCTTTACGCTTAGTATTCTTAGCACCTCAACGCTTTATTAGTCAGATCAGTTACTCTGGTGTTGTTTCATTAACTCAGTTCCAAAGAATTGGTGCTGGTGTTGAAACTGCGGCTGGTTTAGTTGAAACTGTTGCTCAATGGGCTGGTGGTGATGATGTTAGTTTTGCGGCTGATGATACTCTCATTGGTCAAGGTGCTGGTGGTACAGATGCAATTTTATTAATTGCTCCTGAACTCAAGATTCCTAAAGCAAACAATACAATCAATACCAACATTTTTGCAACATTGACACCTAATCAAACAGCAACTTCATTGATGCTTACTGATGTGTCAGCACCAACAGAAATTCCAACACCGATTCCTGATGGTGGAATTACTACCTTGTATACAATGAGAAGCACTTCTGGTTGGGGATTACGACCAGAAGCACTTTATTTGTTGTCTGCGGCTTACGCTTAATTTATGTGAGAAGTAAATTAACCCCACTCAAAAGGTGGGGTGTTTTTTTAGATTAAGATACTTGAGTGATGCCAAGTTTGTATTAATGGGTGGCAGGAAATCTGTAAAAAGATTTCGCATCATCTGTCACCCACCCTTATGGGAAAATAAAATGAAACTTTATATCGCAAATTGCAGTAAACAAGATCATCAATTCACTTACATGATTATGGAAAACCCTAGACCATTTATGGAAAGAATTAGGGCTGGTGCTCAAATTGTTATAGATAGACCACCTAATGAACTCGATCAAATTATTAATCAACATTCTCGTTATGGCTTAATGGAAGCAACTAAAGTAAAAAAAGGCTTTGGTGGTATTGCTTACAGAATGGATAAACCCATTAGTGTTGAAGCTATTGAAAGTGGAATTGAACAAAGAGATCAAGAAATGATTGATCGTGCTTTAGAAGCAAGAAAAATTACAGCAGTAGCATCAGATCAAATTTTATTGGATAAAGCTCAAGAAATGGGAATTAAACAAAAATCTGGTTTGGAAATAGAAGTTGTTGAAGAAAAGAAAAATCCTTCAGACAATGCTCCAAAATTTAATCAAACAATTGAAGTTGTACGAGAAGGTTTAACTCCAAGAAGGGGTAGACCAAGAAAAACATGATTTTTAATTAATCTTTAGGTACAATTTAAATATGACTAGCCCCATTATATCTCCACCAACTTTAGAAGGCTTTATAGCTTGGTCACAGGCTGTAATGGGCTTAAATTCAATGGTTATTAATCCAACAGATGTTGGTTATACCTATGCTTTTGCTGTTGCTAAAGACATCGTACCTCAAGATTTTTTAACATTATCACCAGATATTTATACGCTGACTGTTTATAACTATGGTGGTAGTTTGCTTTTACAATGGCAACAAGATATTCGTGGTCAAACATTTTTTGCTGATGCTAGACAGGCTTATGGCATGAATAGCTTTGTTGCTGGTGTAATTAGTAGTGCATCAGATGTTAGCACTAGCGAAACTTTAGCAATAGGTCAAGGATTACAAAATCTTGATTTAATTAGTTTAGAAGCAGTTAAAAACCCTTATGGTAGACAAGCAATTGCTTATATGCAATCTATTGGAACTCTTTGGGGTTTAACATGAAATTATACCTTGGGGTTATTGATGTACCTGAACCTGAAGGTGGAACAACCTATGATGTAGGTAAAATTCTTGAAGAAAAATATACTCTATTTTCTGCATTTGTTGATAATAAAACCAAAAATATTGCTGAACATTTAGCTGAAGGTTTAGAACAGGCTGTTGCTCAAATGGCTTTGGGTGTTCCTTATAAACATTCATTAAATGCTGGTGCATCTATGATTGAACAGGATCTAAAAGATTGGATTTCTTTACGACAAGTTGAAAATGTAGGAATAGCTGGTGTTCCAACGCAAGCGGCACTTGATGGAACTAGTTTAAGAACTAAAGGTGGGAAAACTGTAAGTAAGGTTAGAAAAGGTCAAAAATTCAGAAAAGTTACTGGTGCTCGTAGACCATCTTTTATTTATTCTGGTGTTTTAGAAGCATCTTTAAAGGCATGGATTGAATAATGGCTACTGTTGGAGAAACCTCAACTGCAAAGCCACAATTAGCGGCTGGACTTACTGAAGGTATACAAACCCTTGCAAATAATGAATTAGTTACTTTTACGCTATATGTAAGGGTTGTATTGCCTTTAGATGGCTATGTATATTGGGTTAATGCTCATCTATTAAATGATAGTGCTATCTATAATGTGGCAATCTTAAATGTAGCTGAATACAATGTTTTAGGCAATAAAATACCACCTAAAACTATTACAGTTAATGGATCTTTTCACTATAGTGCAGAATTACATCAATTGGAAGAAAGAACTACAGCTTATAACCATGTAGTCTTTACTTCACCTCAATTAATTCAGGATTTTAATTTAACCAATCCTCATTTGTTATATATAGCAACTTATGAACAAAATCAGTTTGCGTTTAGTAGACATGATAATTATTTTAAACAAGCTGATTTATACCATTATCGTGGTGATGCTGTTTATTCCATCATGCAAACTCAGCTTATTAATACTTCTACTGATATTAATTATGATGATTTAGTGGTTTCTAACAGTTTACCTATTTGGCTGACATTAAATGAGTATTTCCCAATGTATCCATCTTATTTAGTGCCACAAAATTTAAAACCACCATTTGCATCTGTTGATATTGAACCAAGAGATACTACAGCTTTACAGGCTTTTCCTTTGTTAGACATTAATTCAACACCTAATCAATTGGTACACGATAAAGTTAAAATTACCATGTTTGGTATTAAAAATCATAATGCTTTAAATTTTGCTAATTATGTGTTCCAATATAGCATCAATACTGATAATATTGGTTTAATGAATATGCCAGTCATTCAGGATGAGCATCATACTCAACCTGAATTGGGTGTCATAGCCATGAAAAAGACAATTACTTTCGAAGTAAGTTATTACCAGACAACTGCTAATGATATAGCTAGAAAGATTATTGAAAGTGCATTTATTACGCTTACCCCAAGTAATACCCCAGAGTTAGTTTAGTGTTCAACAGTTTATATAAGGAGTTACAAAATGGCAATTCAATCAAATCCAATTAATCAAAATGGTGCTTTAATCACAGGTGGTGGTACACATACATTTTTAAATATCACAACTGCAACTGTCGTTAAGACAACTGCTGGTCGTGTAGCTACAGTATGCGTTATTGAGCCATCTAATGCTGGTAATCAATATGCGGCTGTTGCTGATCATGCAAGCACTTCAGGAATTAGCAATGCAAATTTAATTACAGTTATCCCTGATGTTAGAGGAACTTACCAAGTCAATATGCCAACTTCCAATGGGATTGTTTTAGTCCCCGGTGGTGCTGGTCAAGTTTTAACTATTAGCTTTCTATAATTAAGGGGGCATCATGCCAAATATTGTCAATGTAGTTGTAACCCAACAGGTTGCAAGTGCACCTTCTACTCTGCAAAGAACAGGTGCATTTATATCGCAGGGTGGTACAACATTATCACCCAATACTTATCAACTTATTACTAGGGTGGCAGATTTATTAGCCATTCTTACACCATCAGTTTCTATTACATCTTTAGCATGGTCTACAGGAGAAGTTATAGTAACAACTACAACTCCTCATGGTATTCCATCTGGAGATACTGTAACTGTTGTTATTGCTGGTGCTAGTCCTACTGGATACAATGGATCATTCCAAGGTACATCAACAGGTACAAGCACTTTAACTTATCCTTTAGCAACAGATCCCGGTTCTGAAACAGTAGCAGGAACTTTAGAAATAGGTTCTGCAACAGAATTAGTAGCAATGGCAACAACTTTCTTTGCTCAAAGTGCAAATTTAGGTGTTTATGTTTTGGAATTAGGTGTAGGTACAGTAGATCAAGGTGTAACAGATTTAACCACTTACATTGAAGAACAAACAACTCAAAAATTCTATAGTTATTTAGTTCCTACAGAGTGGGATGGTAATGCAAGTGCTGTTACTTTGTATATGCAATATGAAGGAACTACTGCACAAACTTATTTTTATGTTAGTACAACTTTAGCTAATTACAGTTCTTATGAAAATATGAAATCTGTATTTGCAGTATTGCCAAGTCCATTAGCACCAAGTTTAGAATTTAGTACAGCCGCATTTTTCCATGCAACATTAAATTATGATCCGGGTCCGGCTAATCTAGCATCACCATTAGAATACACTTATTTGTATGCAGTAACTCCTTATAGTGCTTTAACCAATACTCAGCAAACTGAATTATTGGCGATTGGTGCTAATTGGGTAGGAACTGGTGCTCAAGGTGGAATTAGTAATACCTTAATTGAAGGTGGTAGTTTTATGGATAAAAATCCATTCAATTATTGGTATTGTGTGGATTGGTTATCTATTAATATTACCCTTGCGTTATCTGCGGCAATTATTAATGGCTCTAATACACCTACTAATCCTTTGTACTATAACCAAAATGGTATTAATAGTTTACAAAAAGTAGCCCAAGCAACAGTTAATAATGGTATTGCTTTTGGATTAATTCTTTCTCCAGCATCAGTCAATGCTGTGCCATTTATAACTTATGTAAATGAGCATCCCGGTGATTATGCTATTGGTGTTTACAATGGTTTAAGTTGCACCTTTGTACCATTGAGAGGATTTAGTTCCATTACTATTTACTTAACAGCATCTAACATTCCAGTTTAAGGAGAATAAATAATGGCAAATAATCCACAAATCGTACAAGGTACATTAAATCGGCTACTAGCTAGTGTTGTATATGCTGATTTTGCAAGTTTAAATGTAACATCTTCTTATTTAGCAAAAGAAGCCATTAGTTTAGGTTTTGATGGCGATACATCTTTGTTAATAGGCACTTTAACAGGGGCAGTAACAAGCCCAGAACCATATATGTTTGGTAATGTGACTATGCACTTATTAAGAACTCAGGCTCTTGGTAATGCTTATAAAACACAAATTGAAACTGCTACCACTTTGGGATCAGTAACAATATTTCCAGACAGTACAGCATTATCACCATTTCAATTGAACAATTGTGTGTTATCTAGTATTCAAGAAGTAGCTTTTGATGGCACACAAGCTGGTTTAATCGTTCGTTTGCGTGGTGTCTACTCTATCAACTCATCATTATTTGCGGCATCTTAATTAAAGGAAAAAAGTGAAAATCGAAAGAAATTTGAATTTAGTGATGCAAGTTCAAACTGTTAATAGTGGAATGATTCATGTACATTCAACATCTATTGGCAGATCGGTATTTGAACAATTTTATTTAGAATTAGGAAAAGTATTTAGTCAATGTTTTGATTCAAATAACAAAGCTGAACATTTAGCCTTATCTGCACCACAACTGGCTTATCCAGCGTTAAAGTCAATATCAACACAAGCTGGTAATTGGGATGGTGTAGGTGGGGTTAAAGCTGGCTTAATTAATGAAATTATTCGATTAACCAATGTTTTGATTGCTGGTGAAAATGGTTGGGAAGCTGTTCCTTTAGATACTGCTATCAAAAGAGAAATGATTGATGAAGATGATGAAGCAGAAATAATAAGTGCATTAGTTTTTTTTACAGCAATCTCCAAGGTTGCACCCAAGGATCTAAAAAATTCTTTCTTGGAGATGGCCGGGTCATTAAGAGGGTGGGTTCTTACATCCTCGGATATTACGGAATACCAGAATGGTTTGCCGATATTGACCAAAAAAGAATCTACTGGAAAGAAAACGAAGGAATTATTGCTTACATCTTAGATTACATTAGTAGTATAGGATTTAAAGCATTTATGGAAGAAATTGGCAGTAAATGGGATGATGCTGAAGAATACAGAAATAGATATTTAATTAGAGCTATTAATAATAAATCACTTTTTTAACCAATAGAGAAAAAAATGGCAACGAAATCGGTTATAGAAATTGATGTATTAGACGAAAAATTTCAAACCTTTGCAAAAGAATTTGAAAAGATTAAAAAATCTTTAGCAAATTTTCCATCTGATTGGAATAAATCAAATATTGCTGGGGTTAAAAGCACTCAAGCTATTGGCAAAGGTTTAGACGATGCCAAAAAGAAACAAGATAACTTTAATAAATCAATTAAAGATGGTGGAGAAGCACTAAAAAAAGTTGCTTCTATAACAGCCAATATAGCCAGAGATATGGCAAATGCCGCTTTTTCTATTGGAAAATTTTTTGCTTTTGGTTCTTTAACTGCTGGTTTTGGACTAGGTGCATTAGCATCTAGTGTTAGTGATAAAAGACGAACTGCACAGGGCTTGGGAATTACTACAGGAGAATTAAGATCAGCAGAAACTTATGGTAGTAGATATATTGATCCATTGCAAGTTTTAGGAAAATTAGCAGATATTAAAAGTGATGTTCGCCAACAATATAAATTAGGTGTTTTAGGTGTTAATAATATACAGGGTAAAAATCCAGCAGAACTTCTTCCAGAAACATTAACAAAAGCTAGAGATTTATTTAAACAATTTGGTGGACAAAAATCACCTTTAGAATCATTGGGTGTAACTGACATTATTGATTACGAAAGTTTAAGAAGATTAGCTGGTTTATCAAAAGAAGAATTTCAAGATTTTATTGATAATTTAAAAAAAGGAAACCAACAATTTAAAACTTTTGATAAATTAGATAAAGCATGGCAAGATTTTTGGGTTAAATTAAATGAAACTAGTCAAAAATTACAAATAACATTAATTGATATTTTAGCAAAATTGCCAGAACCTTTAAGTAAATTATCTGAAGCTGTTGCAGAAGCCATTAAAACTTTTTTAAGTCACCCCGAATTGCAAAAATGGTTAGATGATTTAGTTATAGGAATTAAAAATTTTGCAACTTATTTAGTTAGTGGCGGATTAAAAAAAGATATTGATAAATTTTGGACTACTTTAGAAGAAGTAAGAATAACATTAGAACAATTTGCAAGAAAAACAGATAAAATTATTTTAGAATTAGAAACATTTGTAACACGATTAAAAAATTTATTTTTTGGATCAAAAAATCCTGAAATAGAAACTGAAACAGGAAAAAATCAACAAAAAAATCAATCAGATATTGATAGTTATCTTGATAAACAATTAAGAAAATTTTGGAAATGGAATTTGGGATTATCTGAAAAAGAAGATAAATCACCTTCTACAGAAATTAATAAAATACCCAATGAAGTAAAAGCACTTCAGCCAAAAGGTTTTTATGAATCATTAGATAAAGCTAAAAAAGATTATAAAGATCTAACTGGTAAAGATTTGCCTGTAACTAGCACATTAAGAACTCGTAAAGAACAACAAGATTTATATAATCGCTGGAAAGCTGGTGAAAAAGGTATTTTTATGCCTTTAAATCCAGCAGATTATCCAAATAAAGAATTTTTTCATCAAGGTAATGTTGATATAGGCATTAATCAAGTTCCTAAAGGTTTTGATATAAATGAATTTATGAGTAAAGAAGGATTTAAAGGTGGCAATCCAAAAGATCCTGTGCATTTTAATTATGTAGATCCATTGAAAAATTTAGAGAAAAAAATATCAAACAATGTTAATCTTAATATTAATAATGAAACTGGTGGAAGTGCCATTGTTTCTGCTAATGCTTTACAAACTTTTAGAGGTGCGGCTTGACATCTTTATTACAAACTGTTTTTACTGCGGCTTATGAACAATCACCTATTTTATTACAAGGTGGAATTGCTCAATTTCTTCCGGGGCAAACATTACCTATAGTTGCTATTACAGAATTATTTGATGTACCCGGACTTGTTAATAAATCTTTATTTGCTCATTGGAAGCCATTGCCCGGTGGTTCTTTGGAAGAATGGCAAGTGGCTGAATATCCTTTTGCTAGTTTACAAGTAGCTTCTAATGCTGTAATTCAACAGCCATTAAAAGTTAGTATGTTAATGATTTGCCCTGCTCAAACTCATGGTGGATATATTTATAAACAAGCTATTTTAACTGCCATGAAATTAACTTTAGATTTACATCTTTCCTCTGGTGGGACATTTACTGTTATTACTCCAGCTTATACCTATTTAGATTGTCTTTTAACAAGCGTTAGAGATGTAAGTAGTGTTAGTGATAAACAAGTTCAATATATGTTTCAATGGGATTTTGTACAACCATTAATTAGTACAGGTGGATTTTTACAACAAGTTTTGGGCAATGTAATGAATAGTATTACTAAGGGTACTCCAACAGTTCCTAATTTGGGTGGAAGTTCTGGATGGAGCAATACAGCACCAACATCACCGCCTAATGTGACAGAATTTTTCTAATATGACAACTTATATTCAATTTACACCACAATCAACATCTAATTTTCAGTTTAATCCTGTATTAGATGGAATTACTTATGTGGCTGTTTGTACTTGGAATATTTATTCGCCTAGATATTATATTTCTATTTATGACACATCAAGAAATTTAATTGTTAGTAGACCGTTAATTGGCTCTCCTACTGATTATGACATTAATTTAATATTTGGATATTTTACAACTTCAACTTTAGTTTATAGAGTAAGTAGTTCTCAATTTGAAATTAATCCTTAAATGCGATATTACGACATTGTTATCACTCCTGCAAGAAGTAGTGCTTTTGCTGGTACTTTTGTAAGTCCATTACGATATAGCACTTTATTTTCTAATGGAAGAAACAATACACAAGCATTAAAAATTGATGTAGATATTCCACAGGCTTGGTATTATCAACCTAGTGGTTTAGGATATGTAAAAATTTATGGGGTTAGTTTTGAAGATTTAAATCAATCAGCTAATTTAAATCCTGATTTTACAAATGACAAATATGCAAATATTCAAATAAAAATAGGAATGTCTAAGGGTTTACCCTTTGCTAATCCAGAACAACAAGGATTGGTGATTAATGGTTCAATATTACAGGCTTTCGGAAATTGGCAAGGTAATTTAGTTACTTTAGATTTAGTAATTACTAATGCTCAAGTTAGTCCTAGTGCTACTGTTAATTTATCTTTTAATTGGAAAAAAGATACATTTTTAGGTGATGCAATTAAAGAAACTTTGCAAAATGCTTATCCAAAAAAACAAACAGGTCTTGAATTAGTTATTAATGGTTCTATAAGTTCTAATTTAAAAGCTACAGAAAACCAAACAGCACAATATACAAATTTAGAAAGTTTTAGCAAATATTTAAATATTACAAGTAAAGACATTCTAAAATTACAAAATTATGCTGGTGTTAGTTTAACAGCAACTCCTTTAGGATTTTATTTATATGATGGAACAACTTCACAAGAACAAACTGTACAAAATAAAATTATTACTGTTAATTTTCAAGACATTATAGGTAATTTAACTTGGTTAGATTTGTTTACTATTCAAGCTAAATTAACTATGAGAGGCGATGTTCAAGTTGGAAATCAAATTATTTTTCCTAAAAAATCACCTATTGTAAATACTGCGGCATCTGCTTTAACTCAACTTAGAAATAATGTTTCTTTTAATGGGCAATTTCAAATTAATAAAATTCGTCATGTAGGCAGTAGTAGACAAACTGATGGAAATAGTTGGGTTACAGTTCTTGATTGTGTTGTTCTTCCAAATTTACCACCAAGCGTAACAAATCCTGTTAAATCTTAAATTATGAGTTCAGCCCAAAAAACCCCTTTTGCAGTTTCAATGAATAATTTTGCAGAACAAAAAATATCTGCTTATGAACAAATTTTGGGGCAAGTTTACCCTTGTTCTGTTATTGAAGTAAATGAAGTTAATGCTATCGTAACTGTTAATTTTGAAGTAGATAATCAAGGATTATTTACTTTGCCACAAGTTACTTGTCCAATTATCGGAAGTAAATACATTAGGATTCCTGTTCAAGTTGGCGATACAGGCATTTGTATTTCTGCTAGTACCAAAATAGGTAATATTACAGGTTTAGGTAGTGGGCTACCTACATTAACTCCAGCTAGTAATTTAGGTGCATTAGTTTTTGTACCTATAGGAAATGCTAATTGGCAAATAACAGATTTAAATTCAATAGTTCTTTTCTCTCCTAATGGTGATTCTATTGTTACTATTGGAAATGATCAAATAAAATTGGCTTTTCAAGATAAAAATATTATTATTAATGCAACAGGAATTACAATCAATGGTGATGTTCAAGTTAATGGGAAAATAACCTCAACTGGTGATGTTGTGGCTAATGGCATTAGTTTAGATAACCATGAACATAATGTAATGAATGTTAGTTCAGGATTAGTTACTAAAACAACAACTGTACCAAATAGTTAGGAAAATGATGCGAACTTATGGAATAGATCCTTACACAAACAAATGGGTTGAAATTGATCAAACTGCTTATATTTGGTTGGCTACACTTGCTCAAACTTTAAGATTAAATGAGAATGAAAGCCCTTTTTATTCCAATTATGGAATACCAGCATTACATTCAGTTCAAACTCAAATAGCACCAGATATTGCTGTAAATCGTACTCAACAACAATATGCACCTTATTTTGCAAGTTTATCTGTAACAAGACAACAAAATGTGACCAACCCAACTTATAATATTAGTGCAATATTTCAAAATGGCACAACAATTTCATCTGTAGTAGCTACATAGGAATAAAAATGGCAACCCTTACAACAGCAGGAGCAGTACCTACAGCACCTCAAACACTTCTTGATAATGAGATTGCTTCAGCAACAGCTTTATCGCCCGGACTTACTGCTAATTTACCGGGTTCTCTTGTGGAAGATATGGCATCAACAGCCGCAGGAGCAGTCGTACAAATTGATCAAGCCTATGTAGATTTGATTAATTCTATCAGTCCTTATACTGCTAACCCTTTTATTTTATATGAACTGGGGGCTGTTTATGGAGTTCAGAAAGGCATTGGATCTAATACTTCTGTTTATGTAACTTTTATAGGAAGTGTTGGATTTGTTATTCCAATTGGTTTTGTTGTATCAGATGGAAGTTATCAATATACAGTTCAAGATGGTGGAATTATTGGTAATTCAGGTCAAAGTTCACCTTTATTTTGTTTAGCTATTTCATCAGGTTCTTGGGCAGTTCCATCAGGTACAGTTACAACTTTAATTACCTCTGTGCCATCAGGAATTACTTTATCTTGTACAAATAATAACCCCGGATTTGCTGGTGCAACTGCACAAACTATACAATCTTATCAAGCACAAGTTATACAGGCTGGTTTAGCAACTGCACAGGGAGCACCTACTTTTGTAAAAACTGCCCTTGGTAATGTAAGTGGAGTTCAACCTAATTTAATTTCCATTAGAAATACTGATATTAATCAATGGGAAATTATTTGTGGTGGAAGTGGAGATCCTTATCAAATAGCTAATGCTATTTTTAAATCTGTACCTGATATTTCTTCTTTGGTAGGATCAACAGTTGATAGCGGTAGGGATATAACTGTAACTATTAATGATTTTCCCGATACTTATAATATTATTTTTGTTGTGCCTGTAGTTCAAACTGTAGGTATTACATTAGATTGGAAATCACAAGCAACTAATGTAGCTTCAAATTCTGCTGTAGCTTCTTTAGCATTGCCAGCAATTATTACTTATATTAATACTATTTTTGTAGGTCAGCCCATTAATGGATTGGTAATTCAAAGTATTTTTGAAGCATCTGTAGCTAGTATTTTGCCAGCAACTTTAATTTCAAATATTACTTTAACTGTTTATATTGCTGGTTCAGAAGTTTCTCCAGAAACAGGAACACAATTATATTTGGGTGATGTTGAAGGTTATTACAGTACAACATCAGGTTCTACAGTAGCTACCAGCGTTATTATTAATAAAGTATGATTACTAATATACTTCCTTCTTATTTATATCAGCAATATCAATTGTTGGATACAACTCCAGATTTAGAGGCATTTTTTACTGCATATAATACTACCGCACAAACTTATTTAAACAATACTAATTCTTTAAATTTGCCCATTTATACACAACAAATTGCCCCTTTATTAGATTGGACAGCTTTAGGTATTTATGGAATGAGTAGACCATCATTGCCAACCACAACTACATTTAGTGGAGTTGGTGCTTATGATACTTTTGAATATGATGTTTTACCTTATAACCAAAATGTAATTAATCAACCAACTAGTTTTTATACTATTACAGATGATTTTTTTAAAAGAATGATTACTTGGAATTTTTATAAAGGTGATGGTTTTCAATATACAACTATGTGGCTCAAAAGAAGGGTTGCCAGATTTTTATATGGTGTTAATGGAACTGATATTCCAACTGTTGCTGATTTGTATAATGTAAGCGTAACCTATACAGTACCTAACAGTATTACTATTACAGTACCCGATTTATTAATTTCTCAAATTTTAAGTGTATCTATACAATATGGTGTTTTAAATGTACCATACGAGTATAGCTATACAGTAGTTTATTAAGGGTTATTATGACTATACAAATTTTTACCAATAATGCTAAAACCACTTTAGCTACTAACATTACAAGTAGTCAAACTACTGTAACTGTAGCTGATGGTTCAAAATTCCCTATTCCTTCTGCTGGACAACAATTTAAAGTAACCTTCAATAGTGTTACTAATACAACTCTTTATGAAATTTGTAATTGTACAGCTAGAAGTGGCAACACTTTAACAGTTATTAGAGGACAAGAAGGTACATCTGGTCATGCTTTTGATGCAGGGGACAATGTAGGTCATTTTGATACTGCTGGAGTAATGACTGATTTAATTCAATCTGAACAGTTACAATCTGGTACATATTCTATAGGAACTGCTGGTGGATCTGCCAATGCTTTAACAGCAACAATAACATCAAATTTAACAGCTATTCCTAATGGAATGAGTTTAACTATTATTTCTGCTTACGCAAATACTGGTGCAACAACATTTAATTTAACTTTAGGTTCAACTATTACAGGTGTTTTACCAATTGTTCAAGGAAACAATTCTCCTTTATCAACTGGCATTATTCCTAGTGCTGGTTATCCAATAAGTTTAACTTATAGTGCTACTTTTAATGCTTGGGTATTAACAGATGGATTAATTGATTTATCTACTTATGCACCTATTAATAGCCCTACTTTTACTGGAGTTCCAAAAGCTCCAACTTATTCACCACCTAGTCCTACAGTACCTAGCCCAACAAATCAAATAGCAACTACTGGTTATGTTTACAACAGTTTGCAAAATTATGCCCCATTATTTAGTCCTGCTCTTACTGGAACTCCAACAGCACCAACTCCATCAGCAGGGGATAGTTCAACTAAAATAGCTACAACTGCTTTTATTCAATCTTCTGTTTCAATCCCATCTGGCTCTGTTACTAATTTTTTTCAAGCATCAGCACCAACAGGATGGACACAAGATAATACATATAATGATTATTCTATTCGTATAGTTAGTGGAACTGGTGGAACTACTGGTGGTACAACAGCTTTTAGTACAGTATTTAGCAATCAAACACCAACTATTTCAACAAGTGGATTAAGTGCCGCCGCAACTACTTTAAGCACAAGTCAAATGCCAAGTCATGCTCATAATTATTTAAGAGCTGCTGGAGTTGTTGTATGTTATCCATATAATTTTGCTCAAGGTGGTTGTCCTACTACACAATTTTCAAATAAATGTACAGATCTTACAGGTGGTGGTGGTTCTCATACACACTCCATATCTGGCTCAATTACATCATCAACAATTACTTTAAATGTTTTATATCAAAATCATATAATGTGTATTAAAAACTAAGGAAAAAAATTGAAACTTGAATCTAAATCTAACTGTCCATTAAATAATTTTGAACCATGTAAATTATGGGAATGTTCATGGTTTATAGAAATTAAAGGTTCTCATCCGCAAACTGGAACAGAAATTAATGATTGGGGATGTGCTATTGCATGGATGCCAGTTATGTTAATTGATAACGCAAGACAACAACATTCAACAACTTCAGCAGTAGAAAGTTTTAGAAATGAAATGGTTAAAGCTAATCAAATGTCACAACAAATATTATTAGAAACAGTTAAACAAGTAAACATAGAATCTAAATATATTGGAGAAAATATATGAAATTAAGTATTATTCCTAGTGATAAAACAGTCTGTAAAGACGATTTATGTTATGCAAATTTAATTTGGATAGGTACACCTATTGATGTTCATGCACTTCAATGGCTTGATGTTTCTGGTTCAATTGAATTTATTGATAGTTTACAACCAAACGAAAATATAATTGTTCTTCCTGATTGGGCAAATAACGCATTGGCATCATGGCAAATTGCTTACAATGAAGCACATCAACCACCAGCACCACCAGAACCGCCAACAGCACAACAAAACAAAAATACAGCAAGTAATTTATTATCAAAAACTGATTGGACTACTATTGCAGATGTTTCAGATCCAGCAAAAAGTAATCCATATTTATCAAATGCAAATGAATTTTTAGTTTATCGTAATGAGGTTCGTCAATATGCTGTTTATCCAGTTGCGGGTTACATTACTTGGCCGGTTGTTCCACAAGAAGTTTGGGTAAAAATATAATGAATTTAACTATTATTAATGATGATGGAGCATTGTATGTTGATGGCATAGCATTAGCAGGGTTGGATTTATCTACTACAGGAATACCAACAAATGTTCATGCCTTACAATGGAAAACTAATTTAGGATGGATTGAGTTTAAAGAAAATTCTGATTTTTCTAAAGACCAAAATCAAGTAATTAATGTTTTACCTAATTGGGCTAATAATTGTGTAACTGTTTATAACAATAGAGTAGCAGAAATACAAGCACAACAAGCAGAATCAGAAGCAAAAGCTAAAATTTCACAACCAACAACAATAGGCACTCAAACATTATGAGCCAAATAATTCCTCAAAGTAAAGTGATTGCAGTTGCTCCAGCACATAGCCTTACTTATGATGGAGCAACTTTAAACATATTTCATGTGGATAAAGGTCAGGGATTACCGGCACATAACCATCTTTATGCTCATGCAACTATGTGTATGGCTGGTTCATGTGCTGTAAGAAAAGAAGGAAAAGAAATAGTAATGACTAAAATAACGCAACCTGTAAATTTAATAGCTAATGATTGGCATGAAATTGAAGCATTAGAAGATGGTACAGTTTTTGCAAATATGTTTGCCGAAGGAAAATATTAAAAGGAAAAATTATGTCACAAACTTTAGATAATTTATCAAAAAAACTTGGAAAAACTGTGCAAGATGCTACAGTTACAGGCAATGGAGTAACTACTAATTATGGTAGTACTTTATCTGGAACTATAGATCTTTCAGGAGTAACAGTTGTTAATATAACTGTTCCATTAACAAATACTTATGTTTTGGTAATGAATTCAACTAATCCTACTATTTATTTTAGTTTGGATCATGGAACTACAGAAAATTTTTATACCCCAGCAAATCCAGTAACAGGCGATAATCAAATTTATGCTGTAATGAATTTTCCTGTAACCCAAATTGTATTTTTAGGCAATGAAGGCGATACTTGGTATATTGTTTAATAGTTTTTAATTAGGGTTTACCATGACTATTCTGTTATTTGCCAATCAAGCACAGACAATATTATCTGAACCAGTAGCTTCTACTGATTTAACTATTACTGTTGCTTCTGGTACTGGAGTTTATTTTCCACAGCCTACAGAAGGTCAAGGATTCCTATTAACTATTACAGATGCTTACAATCAATTAATTAATGAAATTGTTTTAGTCACTAATATAGATGGTGATGTATTTACAATTTTAAGAGGTCAAGAAAATACAATTCCTAAAACATGGCAAATAGGTGATTTTTGTACCAATGTTTTAACTGCTGGAACTTTAAACAGTTTTCCACAATCAGGTTATTCTGCTTATTCAGGATATTCAGGATTTACAGCACCAACTTATGCAAGCACTCATTTACCTTTAACAGAAAATATAACATTTGAAAATGTTGAACTGTTATTTTCTAATCAAGCACAAACTACTTTAGCTTTACCTATTACATCAACAGCTACAACAGTTACAGTTGCTTCTGGAACAGGTGTATATTTTCCAACACCATCAACAAGTCAAGCCTTTAAATTTACTTTAACTGATCCATACAATGAATTAATTACAGAAATTCTTTTAGTTACACATAAAGAAGGTGATGTTTTTACAGTTGTAAGGGGAGATGAAAATACTATAGCTAGGGCTTGGGAACTTGGAACTTATGCCGCCAATCTTTTAACTGCTGGATCATTAGCTAATTTTACTCAAATACCAGTTACATCAGGTTATTCAGGATATTCTGGAACATCAGGTTTTAGTGGTTGTTCTGGTATAAATGGTTCTTCAGGATTTTCGGGATGTTCTGGTTATTCTGGTTGTTCAGGCTATTCTGGATGTTCTGGATTTAGTGGATATTCTGGATTTAGCGGAAACAATGGAACATCTTTAAATATTTTAGGAACAGTTCCTACTCCTGCCGATTTACCACCAACAGGCAATCAACCTAATGATGCTTATATTGTTACTTCAGATGGTGATTTATGGGTATGGAATGGTACAGAATGGTTTAATGCTGGAGCAATAGTTGGTGCTAGTGGATATTCAGGATATTCTGGGTGCTCTGGGTTTAGTGGTTGTTCTGGCTATTCAGGTTATTCGGGCTGTAGTGGTTTTTCAGGATACTCGGGCTGTAGTGGATTTTCAGGCTGTTCAGGTTTTAGTGGCTGTTCTGGATTCTCTGGTTGTTCTGGTTTTTCAGGTTATAGCGGATGTTCTGGTTTTTCGGGATGTTCAGGTTATTCAGGCTTTTCAGGTTGTAGTGGATTTAGTGGCTATTCAGGTTTTAGTGGATGTTCAGGAATAAGTGGATATTCAGGTTGTTCAGGAATAAGTGGATTTTCGGGATGTTCTGGAATAAGTGGATTTTCAGGTTGTTCTGGTACAAGTGGTTTTAGTGGTTGTTCTGGGTTTAGCGGTTGCTCTGGTTTTTCAGGTTGTTCAGGCTTTTCTGGTTGTTCAGGGTTTTCAGGATGTAGTGGATATTCAGGTTGTTCAGGATACTCAGGAACTTCAGGTATAAGTGGTTATAGCGGATGTAGTGGATTTTCTGGCTGTTCTGGCTATAGTGGAACAAGTGGTTTTTCAGGTTGTTCGGGTTTTTCAGGATTTTCGGGATGTTCTGGCTATAGTGGATTTTCAGGTTGTTCTGGATATTCAGGTACTTCTGGAATAAGTGGATATTCTGGTTGTAGTGGCTATTCGGGTTATAGCGGTTATTCTGGCTGTAGTGGTTATTCTGGTTGTTCAGGCTATTCTGGATGTAGTGGATATTCAGGAACAAGTGGAATAAGTGGCACTTCAGGAATAAGTGGTTATTCTGGTTGCTCTGGTTATAGTGGAACAAGTGGGATAAGTGGCATTTCAGGAATAAGCGGTTATTCAGGATCAGGAATATCTGGATATTCAGGTTTTTCAGGATTTAGTGGTCAAAATGGAGATGGTCGATCTGGAGTTTCTGGTTATTCTGGTTGTTCTGGTTTTAGTGGTGAAAATGGAACATCAGGATATTCGGGAACAAGTGGATATAGTGGTTGTTCAGGAACATCTGGCTATTCAGGGGTTAGTGGCATTTCTGGATACTCTGGAAGTGGCATTTCTGGCTATAGTGGATCTGGAATAAGTGGATACTCAGGAAATTCAGGTTATTCAGGCACTTCAGGATTTAGTGGTACAAGTGGAACATCAGGATATTCTGGAACATCAGGATATTCTGGAACATCAGGATTTTCTGGATCAGGTATTTCTGGTTACTCAGGCACAAGTGGATTTAGTGGTGATAGTGGCATCTCTGGTTTCTCTGGAATAAGTGGCTATAGTGGCATATCTGGTTTTAGTGGAGTATCTGGATTTTCAGGCGAACAAGGATCATCAACCAGTTTATTTTTATATCAAGCACAAACAACTGCAACAAGTGGTCAGCCTACAAATGGTCATTTGCTTTGGAATAATGCAACTCAAATTAGTGCAACTCAAATTAATATTAGTCATTTAACAGATGATAATACTGATATTGATGTATTTTTAGCATTATTAAAACCTACAGAAACTTTTATTTTGCAAGACAGAAATGTAAGTGCAAATTATCAAACTTGGTTAATAACAGGCAATACAACAAATATAAATCCAAATACTACAAATAGTTATTGGACAGTACCAGTAAGCCTTGTATCGTCAGGTGGCACAGGAACAAGTAACTTTGCTAATAATCATCAATTATTTTTTGCAGTAACACAAGGGATAAGTGGTACATCTGGTTATAGTGGTTATTCTGGATTTTCAGGAATAGGAACAAGTGGTTTTAGTGGTTATTCTGGTATATCTGGATTTTCAGGCATTTCTGGATTTTCAGGTGTATCTGGATATTCTGGTATTTCTGGTTATAGTGGTGCTGGAATAAGTGGCTATTCAGGAAGTGGAATATCTGGTTATAGCGGATATAGTGGATTTTCAGGAACTTCTGGTTTTAGTGGCACTAGTGGCACTAGTGGCTACTCTGGAACTTCAGGGATTAGTGGCTATTCAGGGACTTTAGGAATTAGTGGAACTTCAGGAATATCAGGATATTCAGGTACAAGCGGTTTATCAGGCACATCAGGAATATCAGGTTACTCAGGAACATCAGGTAAATCGGGGTTTAGTGGAACTAACGGAACTAATGGTTGTTCTGGGTTTTCAGGAACATCAGGTA